TGCGCGTATTGCACGTGTAGCACGATATGACCCTGAGGGCGAACAACTGCTACGTTCTTTACGTGATGATGTTAGAGATATCTTTAACAAAGGACAAGACCCTGGCGACCAGATAATGGAACAACTTTGGTTTCTTGATCCTGCTACAAAAGATATTGTTGAAAAGCTTTCTCAGTCGTATGAACGCATTGTAACACCTGATGACTTCAAACAGATAGCTAATATCATGAGTGATCATCTTGCTGAACAGGTTCCTATTCTTAAGGACTTTACAAAATTCTTTGGCAGGTTGGCACAAGAGTACCTTACGAATGCTAAACCTTCAAATGCTAATATCAGTTGGAAGACAGTAGCAACTCTTGCACTTCGTGGTAAACGCAGTAAAGGTTATCGTCTGCCTAAAGTGTTATCACAAGTACTTGGCTTACCAGCAAATACACCTGTTACAGAACAGCTATTGCAGAAGGTATTTTCTAAATGGAACCCTAACAGCGGACTTGCTGATTTGCTGCTTGGTGTTGACATACCTGAAGACCGTGCTGTAGGTCGTAAGCTTTGGAAGTTAGATTTTGGTGTAGCTGGTGATGTAGCTAGCAAGCTTGGTATCACTACACTTAAAGATGTTTCTAAGGCTAGTGAAGTGTCTGTTGCTTATACAAGTATGAATGATCTACCTAAATCATGGACAAATGTTCCTTGGGTAAACTTTGATGGTAAAGTAATTGAGCAGAATTTCACGCAGACGTTTGAAGAGCGTCTTGTTTACAAAGATGCAAACGGTAATTGGACTACTAATATTCTGATGGTACCTCAAAAGACTACTGCTAGCTGGTGGGATGAGGTTCTTAACAAAGAAGGTAAAATTAACGACATTGCAGATGCTACTAAAGCACGTACTGCATTTGCTGTTAATGGTAATCACTCTAATGACGCTGTAATTGTAAAGAAGTTTCATTTATGGGGCAAACGTAATAATGTTCCTACGAGCACTATTCACGATGCTTTCTTTACTAACATTGCAGATTTGCTTCCTGGACGTACAGCCCTTCGTGGTATTTACGCCGAGACGCTAACTAACAATGTTGTTAAAATGACACTAGATGAAATGCTTGCTAGAGGTCTTCCAAAAGCAAGTTACGATGCTTACTTGCAAGAAGCAATTGATAAAGGACTGATACCTGTCGCCGGTAAATCAAAAGTTGGTGATCGTATTCTTACCAAAGAAGACATATTGACTGTTGAGGATATCTTAGAAGACGCTCCGTATGATTTTGAGCAGAATCATGGATGGTATGGCGTCGGGTAATGCAGACCCCGTTAAATTAACCCAGGTATGGGTCAGGAAAACTTGTGTGTTGAAATGACCTATATCTACATAGTTTAGTATAAGAGCCGTGCTCTTGTATTTCATGAGTTGTACTCAAAGGACTAAGAATAATGTTAGTTAATCCTAAGCAAATCCCTGATCCTGAAAATGAAGGTCAGATGATTGATAATCCTGACTACGATCCGACAAAGAACGAAGATGGTACTCCCATCGAAGTTGAAGATAAGCGTACAGAAGTCCAAAAGGCGATTGACGAAGCTAAAGCAGATATGAAGCGTAAGCTTGATGCTGCCTATGCTGCTCGTGATGATGCCGCAAAGAAGCTTGCTGAACGTGAAAAGGCTGATCGTGATCGTGAGACTCAGCGTCTTAAAGATGAAGGTAAATTGCAAGAAGCTTTCGAACGTGAGCGTGCCGACATGGAAGCTAAGATTCGTGAGCTTGAAGAGCGTGATGTAGTGAACACGCGCGATATTGCCGTTAGCAATGTTCTTGCAGGATACGAATTCAGAAATGCCAAAGCTGCTGAAATGGCAAAGCGTGACATTACATCTGAACTTCATAAGAATGATGCTGGTGAATGGGTTCATAGGAGCGGTGTTACTATTGCAGCATTCGTTAAGTCTTTCTTAGAGCACGATGACAATTCATTCTTGCTTAAGGCTAAGCGTTCGTCTGGTGGCGGTACATCAACAACTACAACAACTACAACACCTGCAGATACAAAGGGTAAGTCACTCTTTGGTATGTCTCAGGCTGATGTTCTGAAACTTGCTGCGGAAGGAAATCTCCGTAAGCGTGCCTAAGGGAATTAATTAAATGCCTACTCCGGTTTCGCCTGCTGGCGCTACTAACTTTGTGCTTCAGGAGACGCTTGGCGCGTATTCCGACGAAGCCTATACTAATGCAAAGAAGCTGTCGTCTACCGCTATTGTTAGTGGTAACCCGCAGATTGATACTGCTACTGAAACGTTTATTGGTCAGATGCGCTGGTTTAAGCCGCTGAACCCTACCATTAACGTTGCCTCGCTTACTGACTCTACCGCTGGTACCAAGACCACTTATGGTTCTGACTATCAGCAGTACATTAAGACTGTGCGTACGCATGGTTATGAAAAGATTAATCTGCAGCAGGTTGTGACGCAGGTTGATGGTCTTGCTAAGCTTGGTCGTGACTTTGGTGAGACGCATGCACAAGATGAGCATAACGCTATTCTGTCTGTGCTTAAGGGTGTTGCCGTTTCGGAAGTGCTTAACGGTGCTGCTACTGGTAGTGGTTCTGCTGGTCTTGGTGGTCAAACCTTCTACAATGATCCTACTGATCGTCGTTATGGTTTCTATGTTGACCTTGGTGCTGCTCCTGTTATTGCTGCTACTGCTGCTGTGCAGGGTGCTGCTCGTGCTGAAGCCTTTATTCGTGCCTTTGGTATGGCTTATAAAGACTATGAGCCCGATTATGCTTACCTTGTTACCAGCCCGGCTATTATGGCTTCGCTGCGTTCGGCTAACCTTGTTGATGAAGATCGTGTTGTTGATGGTAATGTCGAGTTTTCGACTATCTTCCAGGGCAAGTTTCGTCTGATTAACACGCGTGCTAATACTGCTTTGACTTCTGCGGAAATCACAAAGCTGAATATTGGTGCTGGTGTTGATATTACGGCTAACTCGTTTACATCGTTTATCGTGCTTCCGGGTGCGCTTGCGATGGAATCGCTTGCTATCCCTGATGATACTGAAATCTTCCGTAATCCGGGTGCTTATCAGGGTGGTGGTACCACTGAAGTGTGGCATCGTTGGGGTTATGTGGTCGCTCCTGCTGGTTATAGCTGGGCCGGTCCTGAAGAAGCTTTCCCGTCGGATGCTGACTATATGTCGGTTATGGATGGTACTACTAAGCGTACAGTCGCTGGTATGGTTGATGCTAACATTGCCAACGTGCGTGGCATTTGGCAGCGTAAGGCTATGTCTGCTCTGTCGCTCGGTATTCTGCCGATCTTCCACCAGTAATAGAGTAGTCACTTATGGCACTTTCCAAAAATGTTAATAGCTATGTTACGGTTGATGAAGCCAATAGTTATTTTGCAGACCGTTTAGACGTTGCTGCTTGGGAACAAGCAAGTGATACACAAAAAGCACAAGCTTTGGTCACTGCAACGGCTTTACTTGACAATCTGACATGGGATGGATTTGCTGTAAGTGACACTCAACTTCTGGCATTTCCGCGTATAATCTCATACTTTGATCCTCGTCTAGGTAGGCAAGTAAATACTGATACTACGCCAACGCGTATTCTAACAGCTACTTATGAGCTTAGCTATCATTTGTTAAACAATGATGGTCTTCTAGATAATACAGGTTTGGTAGAAAACCTTCAGCTTGGTCCTATTAATCTTACCAATATTAGGAATGCGTCTGTCATACCCTTACATGTTAAGCGTATCTTTCAACCACTTCTGATTAACAAAGGTGCCTTCAACGTTTGGAGGGCTTGGTGAGTTATGCTGCGCTGATTGATAGGCAAGTTGTATCTGCATTCAACAAAGTTAAAGATCTTGCTGTAGATGCTACATTTACAAAGGCATTATCTGCAACATTTGATTTTAATGCAGGTACACTTTCTAAAACTTCTGACACTCCTGTTACAATCAAATTGATTGAACTTGACCAGAAAAAGCCTCAAAAGAATTCCAATACAATCACAAAGACGGTGATGGTAAAAGCCATTGACGTTGGAAGTTTGTCGTTGTACGATACGCTTTCTTACAGTGGTAATACGTGGCGTATTGGTGATGCTCTCAAGGAAACTGGAAGAGTATGGATATTCAATATCTTTAGGGAAGTTTAATATGGGAAGATATAGTGCTACACAGCAAGCTATCTTTTCAATTTTTGGTCTGAATACCTGGACAGCCGAAAATATAAAGACATTTCCGCAAGATGTTGTAGCTTCAAACGCTGGTGATGAATTCGTTAAAGTAACGATTATACCTTCTGGTAAGGGCATTAATCGTGTTTCAATTTCAGGTATTGTCATTATTGATATCTATACAGCCAGCGGCCTTGGTCCGTCAAGAGCTTCTGCTATAGCTGATAAGCTAGATGATTATCTGTGCAACAAAACTGTAATCATTTCTGCAAGCCGAAACGTGCAGTTTGATCGTAGCACTATGGTGCCTAAGGGCATTGATAGTGACAACAAGACACTTGTGCGTTCACAATACACAATACCGTTTAATTTGTTTGGAGTTAATTAAAAATGGCACATATCTCTGGTATTGGCGCGGGTATCTATACTGATCTCTCCGTTGCTCTTCCGACAACTGACGTTACCACCTTTCCGACTACTGCTGCTGGTTGGCAGGCTCTCTTTGTTACTGAAATCCCTACTGTTGGTGGTACGCGTGCTGCTGGTACGTTTGTCAGCATGGACAACATTCGTGAGTATCCTCCGATTGGTACACCTGCTAATATTGTTAACGTTCCTACCTATGGTCAGGCAACGTCTTCGCAGGTTCAGGGTCAGGCGGATGCACCTTCGCTTGAGCTTACACTGAACTATGTTTCCAACGAATGGGGTCTTGATAGCACTTCGCTTCTTGCTCCGCTGGTTGGTAACGGTAAGCAGTATCCTTTCCGCCTTGCGGTTATGAATGCTAAGCCGACTGGTACTACTGCAACAGCTTATGCTTCTACCGCTGCTGGTATTGGTACTGTGCAAAACTCGCAGTATTACTGGGTTGGTAAGTTCGAAGCGCTCACTGTTGCTCCGCAGCTTACTGATGCAAACACTGCTACGCTGACTCTGTCTATTCAGGGTCAGTTCTGGGGTGCTTACACCATCTAATGTTAAAAAGGGGACGTCTCACAAGGGCGTCCCCAATTAGAAAGAGAGATTATGACTGAAGAAGCCAATCGGCCCTTCGATATGAGTTACGTGCTTGGCACAACTGCTAAGCACATGCGTAAGAGTATTGATATCAGTATTCGAAAGACGTTTGATCGTGTTGCTGAATTTGACAGCATGCCTGAGAAGTCTTTGGAAGTCTATAACACACTTGCAATTCTTCACCAAATGCGTAAGCAGCTTGATGATTTTCAGCAGGCTAATTCGGAAAAGTTTAAGGGTAATTAAAATGGTTGATATTATGAAGTCTGGTATTATGGCTCTTATTGGTCACCGCATGACCAAGAATGTCAAGTTCATTGGAACTGACGTTAAGATTGCAAAGCTGACCGTTGCTGAAGTTAAGATTATCCAGGAAAAGGCTAAGGCTCTGGAAACTGACGAAGAAGCAGGTCTTGATATTCTTCGTACTATTATTCGTGCTTCTGTTGAAGGTGGTGCTGATCTTGAAGATGCACACTTTGAGAATTGGCCTATGGATGAGCTTTCGAAGCTCTCTAATGAAATCATGAAGTTTTCGGGTATTGGTAACGATCAGGGAAAGTCCGATTAACAGATGATGAGTTATCTCTTTATGAGATAGCTTTGCATTTGGGAATGCCTGTTTACAAACTCAAAGATGAAATGCCTTATGATGAATTATTAGGTTGGTATGATTATTTTGAACGTCGTCCTTATGGCTGGCGTGATGATGATCGTGCCTCTAAAATAATTCAAGCACAAGGTGTTAAAGAAAAGCCGTGGAAGTTATTTCCTAGTCTTGATCGTATCTATAATCCTGGAAAGGGCTCAGGTAATCCTGCTGATACCTTGGTTCAATCAGCATTCTTCCAGAAAATGATGAATGCTGTTGGAGGAGATAAGATTAGTCTATGATAACAGTTAAAATGAAGGGTGATCTACAGAAAGAAGTAGACGCCCGTATGAAAGCTGAAAAGCTGAAAATCTTAAACACGGCTGTAGAACGTTTAAAAGAAGCAACACCTGTTGATACTGGTTTTGCTGAAAGTCGGTGGTCACATGATGGTAAACATA